TTAAAAGACCGCCTTTGGCATCGACTTTCACCTCGACTTCGTTAGCAGTCTTATTAACTTTAACGTCTAGTTTTTTTGAGTCGTAATCTACGTTTAGATTTTCGTCTTTACGTTCAACTTTCAAATCTACATTTTCAGTATCTATGTCTACTTTAAAATTTTTCTTTGCCATTTTTATTTTTCGTTTGTTGTGATTACTCCTTTAGCTTCTAAATGTACTTTTCTAACGTTTGCAGGTTGTGCAATTTTCCACGCTGTACGACGTGCTTTAAATAATCGTGTTTTTGCGATGCGTGAAACGCTTACTGAGTTGCCCTGATTACCGCCTAAAACATGATAGTGCGTTTTGTCTTCACCTACATAAATTCCTACGTGTCCACCGCCATCTCTTTTGAATGTTAAAATATCGCCTAACATTGGCTCTGTCGCTTCGTTTCCCCACGTTGCCCATGATAACGCCCACAAAGGTTTTGAAACTACGTCTAATCCAGCCATTTTGCATATATACGCTATGTATAAACCACACCAAGGAATCTCATCTGAATTATAAACTTTGTCTAGGCATAGTTCACGCGCCCAATTCATGATTATAGGGTTGTGCTGTTTGCCCTCAACCTCTTTAACTCCAATATGTTTAATAGCTTGTACTAATAAACGTGGTGCGCTCTCATTATATAGCCAGTCGTAATTCATGCAATTAGATTTTTAAGCTTTTCGTTTAATTCGTCTTTCGGTATAACAATAAAACTAGCTTCTTTGTCAAGTTCTTTTTCGAATACTTGTTCAGTTTTTCCGTAACATTCGTAAAGACGAACCTTTAAATCTTGCACCTCATTGTGTGTATAATATAGCCAAATAGCCAGTACTCCAGTTGCGCCTTGTTTCTTAATAATTTCAAAAAGTTTGTTTAAATCAATCACAGTATTAAAATTTGAGTGTTATATCCGTTACCGTGTTCATAGTTGCAAGAACCATGACAGCATCCAGTACAACCAAAGCAATCAATCATAGGGCGTAAATCAGTATCTCTATTTTCTAGTGAAATAAATTCAGGGTACAATGCTTTATTTTTAATAAGATATTTAATCAATCGCTCTTCGAAAAAGGCTGCCTTTTGTGCGTAATGCTCCATTCCAAATGCAACCTCTCTTTGACTAACTGAACTTGAAAAGTCCCCGTTTTGAGTTTGAAGACCTTTGTTTTTAAGTTGGTATGTTAAACCGAAAACCGCATCTTCAGCAGAACGCCACGCTATAATTGGTTGTATGAATTTGATTAGTGTTTCTTCGTCATTAGTTGCTGTTTGGTCGTTATAGACTTCAAGCATATAATTAAAAAACGTAGTGCCTAATATTGGCATAACGCGAAGCTGTGCCTGTGTTGCTATGTACGGAGTTACATCTGTTACGTCAACATTCGCTGTTATTGGCGTGTTCGTTTTTAGGTAGTTTTCAGTTATAAAATATAGCATTATACAACAGGTGTTTCAGGGTTTGTAATAGGCATAACGTCACCGCCCTCAATAGGTGGTAAACTTGCTAAGGCTCTAATCTCGTTTGGAGTCATGCTTCCGAGTACTTTTGTAGCTACCAAAGGACTTAAAGAGTTCAAAGCATCGCTTGTTTTACTTGCGCTTTCTTCAACTTCAACAATCGTTTCATTAATGATTTGAAAGTTATTAATTACTAACTCACCTTTTACTTTGGCAATATGTAACAACTCGTTAAATATATCTTGTACGATTTCACGCAAAGGTTTAACAACGTTCTTTTCAAATATTACGTATGCTTGTTTTATATCAGAACCCGAACCCAAAGCACCCTGTGTGCGTACACCCATTAAGATAGGGTCGATAGTGTGTGCAAAACAAATCTGCTCCGTATTTAGGCTAGATGCTTCTTGAAATAATTTATCGTTTGAATTAGTAGGTAAACTTTCAATCTTTGGCATCTGCTCGGGTGAATTTGCAAAGAATGCAACTGCTTTTCCCGCGTTTTCAGCACCTTTTAACTTGTCGATAGTACGTCTTAATACATTCTTTTCTTCTTCGCTTTGTGGACGTTTAGGAAACATCATAGCAAATGAAGGGAAAACAGCGTTTTGAATGTTTGATTTTGCCAAATAACTTAGTTCACCACTTAAAAAAGCAAAGTTTAACGCGCTTGAATACTGCGGCAACGGATAATAATCTTGACCAATACACGGTAATTCGTAAATAAATAGTTGTTCGTATTCTTTATTTAGTGGATGGTATGGAACAATCTCTAAAACGTCGATTCTTGAAGACCAATCTTCGCAAATAAAGTACGTTTTCCCATCTCTAGAACGTCTTAATTTCTCGGGTGAAAGGTTTTCTACTTTTGTAAGTTTTCCTTTCTCTGAAAAGCACAATTTAAAATAAACCCTGTTATGAATAACTAGCTGTTTTGTAACTATCGAAGCAACCTTTTTTAGTTTTATCTTCTTTTCGAATGCGTAAAGTTCTAATTTTTCCTCGTTTGTTAGCTTATCAATTATAATATTAAACCCACCACCTATGACAGCATTCGTTTTATAATCAACTATTGCACCGTGTAATGGTGAACTATAATACATTTGATTTAAAATCTCAGGGTAAAGATTATCTTGACCAAATGGAATATATCCTGCTACTTGGTAACGTCCATTCACATAAGGTAAGGCAAGATTTGCACCGCCCACTTTAGCAAATGGTGTACTAAAAGAATGGTAACCTTCGACCACTTCAATAGAATCCTTTTCACTTTGTTTGAATATGTTATACCATGCCATAAGTTAGTCGTAAATTGAGTTAATAAGCGCACCAGAAACAACCATTCGACCTTCTTCAATAACTATTCCTGTTGTATCTTCAATTTCAGTTGGTGCAGTTACCGATTCGTAAACCGAATAAGAATATTGACCTTTAATTAAAGTAACGTCCACAGGCTCATCTAATAAAAATTGATTAAACCTTTCAGGATAAGTTGAAATATCGGCTGTGCTAAATAAAATCGGTTCGCTTTCGGGGTTCATTTCGTTTTGAAACACGAATAAATAATAAGGATTCGTTAATGTACTAACTTCGCTCAACGTCAACACTATATTATTTACTTCGTCTTTGTTTATGTATATCACAACTATATTAAGTTAGTTCGTCTTTTTGTTTAAAAAAAAAGCACCCCGAAGGATGCTCTTATTACTTGGAGAAATTACAATTAAATAACCGCTAAAACAGCAGCTTCAGTAACCTCATAAGCTAAAAACTCCTTTTCAGCAGTCAAAGTAACTGAATATTTACTACCATCTGCACGGGCAGTTCCTGAACCTTCAGCAGCCGCAGTCAACTGCATAAAAGGAAAATACCAATATTTTCCGTTAGCATCTTGAACTATAACAGACAAATATTGTTGACCAGCACCCAAGATTTTAATCGCTTGTGATTTTGATTGGTCACGTCTATGGAACATCAACGTAATTGTTTTAGTGTAATAAGAAGAACCATTTACAAGGTCAATTGCTGCTTCTTCAGTATAAGAACCCGTGTTTCTTCTAATTTCAAATTCCGTATATAACGTTGGTGTTACTAAATTGATATCGTCAATTGTCCAAGTTAATGTTGGGTCTAATGTAATAGATGCTATTTCATCTTGTTGGTTAATCCACACTTTGTAGATACCCCCGCTGTTATTGTCACAGCTTTTTACTATTGTTTCTAATGCTTCACACGACATAATATATATTTTTTTTATGTTTTACAAAAAAGGGTGGCGTTTATTGCACCACCCCTTAAATCTATTTATTAATTAATGATTAGTCAAAACAAGCAGCCCAAACAGCGATTTGCTCAGGGTTTGTATGATAAAATCCTGCTTTAACATTTGCACGTGTGCGGATGTAAGGCTCAGCAACTGTATCTGTTAAGTTTACTGCTTTCAATGCTTTAGCATCACCTTCAGCATCAAACGCATAAATCAAATCGTCTTTTAAAGAAGCTACGATTGTGTTATCAGGCATGCCCTCACAAACGATTACTTTAATTCCTAAGTAAGTCATTTGCAATGGAGCAGAAACATACGTTAAAGTGTTACCTGAAGCAGCAGCAAGCTCGTAAGCAGCAGCTACGTTAGAAGAAACTCGGATTCTTAAGTCAGCTTTTTTGAATCTAACCGATGCAGGTAAACCGTTAACAACTGCCCTTAATGTAGCAAGAACGTTTGTTGAATCAACACCACCACCACCTGTAAAAGCTAAGTTAGCACCATCAGCACAAAGTTTTTTCAAGTGACCATCACACAAAGCCAAAAGCGTGTTTTCGCTTTCTGTGTCAGCTTGCCATCTGATTAATTCGATATCCTCTTCGATTTGCTTAGCCATTTCACCCCAATAGTAGTTCATGAAAGAAGCTACAGAGAAATCACCATTAGAACCTTGTGTCATTTGCAAAGCAACAAATGATTGCTCTAAGTCAAATTGACATATTTGAGCCATTGCAGAGAATGGACAAACTTCGATATCAATAGCGTCCAAATTATCAGTTGGAGCTTCGAAGTTACAGGTTGAAGCTTTAAGGATTGAACCGAAAGCAACGTTAGCTAATTTTGTTTTTGATTTGATACCAGGCAAAGCTCGGTAAGTATCAGCAACATCAGCTGTTAAATAAGCTCTTGAATAGAACTCGTTAGGGTTAGGACAAAGCAACGCGTTGTTTTCAATGTCCAAATCAAATTTTAATTTTCTTTCCATTTGTGTTTGTATTTGTTTTTAGTTATTACTTAATTTATTTAATGCGCTGAACTTTTCAGCAATACTCATTTTAACTTCAGACTTTAATTCGATTTCGTCTTCAGCTCTTTCTGCTAACATCTCTTCCATTTGAGTTCTTAGGTCAGCGATAATCTTTAATAGGTTGTTAACTTGCTCTTCTAATACAGGAGCAACAATTGCCAAAACAGCTTCAGCATCCGTAGCTACGTCAACAGCCATTTCAACTTCTTCAGCCACAACTTCTTCAAGTTCTTCGGGTGCAGGTTGCTCGTCGATAGGCTCAGTTTCAGTTGTTACTTCTTCTTCTACTACTGAATCCTCCATAGCCACTTCTTCTTTAGGTGCGTCCTTAATCTCGATAATCTCACCGCCTTTTACGACATAGATTTTACCTTCGATTAGGTGCTCCCCATCGGGTAATTTGTTCATGTTATTTTGTTTTATGTGATTACTTAATTTTAATCCCAAAAACCCTTCAATAGAAAATCCGATTTGTTCGTTTTTTACTAACTCGTTATAATATTCTTTGTCAGTAATTTGAGCAGTTAACATTAACGTGCCTTTAGGAACTTCAATTCCAAACGTAGTAAATGATTTATCTAATTGCGGGTTGTCGACTATCCAACTTTCCAAAATAAATGCGGGTACTGTTTGCGCTTGGTCGTGTTCTAAGTTAAAGATATCTCTGTTCTTTAAATCCTGCATGAACTTAACATGAATCTGTTCGATTGTTTCTGCGCTAAATTGAACGTAATACTCCCCGCTTTCATCGTCACGTCTATAAATCTCCATTGGAATCATTGCAGGAGCTGTTATGCGATATTTTACGTCATCAGCAAACAACAATTCACGAGATTGATTGAACGCCATACCCTTTACTTTAATAGCAGGGTTCGAAGTAAAAGCAATTTGC